GCCATCTTACAAAGAACCACCTAAAGAGGTTTGTTTTTATGCTTATAAGAGAATAAACCATTTTAAAGAAATTTTGGCACAATTTCAAGGAAAAGAAACTACACAAATTCCACCAGATGTTATTGAAAATATTAAGTTACAAATAAAAAAAGAGAGAATTGAATTAAGTCAAATTACTAATTTTAAAACTAAAGAAATACTAAAAAAATTAGGGTATAATAAATTTTATGAGCATATACCATTCATTAAAGATAAATTAGGTATTAAACCGCCTATTATGTCTCCTGAATTAGAAGAAACATTATGTAATCTTTTTGTAGAACTTCAATCACCTTATTCTAAGTATTGTCCAGATGACAGAGTTAATTTTTTAAATTATTATTATACCGCATATAAACTGTGTGAGCTTTTAGGAGAAACTACATATTTAGAACATTTCCCTATGCTTAAAGATAGAGAGAAACGAATAGACCAAGATGCGATATGGTGTAAAATATGCGGAGAACTTAATTGGGAATTTATTCCAACTATATAAACTTATTTTGGTCTATAGGGGAATAATTCTAACATATTGGTGTTATTAATAGATAGGTTAGGGTCATTACAATTTGAGCCTACACCAGTTCCATATCTAGTTCCGCCTCTTAACTTTCGTGATTTGCGTGTTTTCTTGCCCTTGCGTTTTTTCACGGTTTTACGTTTTTTCAATGTTTTACGCCCCTTTCTTCCTCTTTTTTTACCTCCTAACGAACCGATTGAGTCTCCTTCACTCGTTGTATTACTTGAAACATTAGAATCGCCATTTTCAACATCAAAATCTGATAAATGTAACGAACCTTGCGATTCAAAACTATCATCATCTCCTAAACTAAAGTTCATCATGTTGTTATTAGTATTATTGTTAGGAGCAACACCTGACATACTATCTCTAGTGGTTTCCATTGAATCATTCAAATTAATACTATTATTTAAATCTAACTCGTGTTCATCGTCATCCACATGTGAAATACCAGACATGTTTAAATCATCGTTTTCTTGACTCATGTTTCCATTGCTATTATTCAAGTCGGATAAATGTAATGAATTATTTACACTTTCATCATCTACGCCTCCACGCATTTTGCGACTTCCTTTTTTGTTTTTTCGGTGTCTTTTATGACTAACTTTTACCATAATATATTACAAGTATATTTAAATATATTATGTCTGATAATTTAAGATTTTGGGAGGATATCTGTTTTAAAATCCACCAGGGAATCTCACCAAATTGGCACCGATACCGAAACCAGCTCCGCTGCGAGCAGTTACGCCCATAGAGGGAACATATGTATCAAGAATGCTAAAAGTGGCAGCAGCAGTTAAAGCAATCAATACAATTTCCTCAATATTCAAGGAACGTTTAGGAATAGCATAAGCAGCAATAGCTACCATTAAACCTTCAACAAGATACTTAATAATTCTCTTGACAAGTTCTCCAACGTTAATTAAACCGTTCATTTATATTAAATAAAAAGAAAAAAATATATATATTGCGATAAAAAACTTAAAATTAAATACATTGAATAATTAAAATGGAACGTTCTAAAGATAAGAATTCAAAAAAACATAGTTTTGAGAGAAAACAAATTAACGGAAATAATAATCCTAAATATGTAGATTTGTTGGAGGAAGATAAGCCTATAGCTGGACAAAAATTCGTATGTGTGTCTTTTGTTTCTCCTGAAAAAATCTTAAAGGAGAAAGCTATATTCTTTTTTGAAGAATTCCTAAAGAAATGGGATTTAAATAAATCTATGGAAAAATTTGTTCAATTCCTAAATTTCGTTTCTTATAAATATAATATTTCATTCGATGATGTGTCAAATGACTTCAAGGATTTTGTTAAGGAAGAAAAGGAAACCATTTCAAAGAGTAGCATGGAGGATGATTATAAAACTTTTATTGACAATAATGAGGAAGAGCTTGAAAAGAATTTTAATAGAATTCATAATTTCCAAACATCCACAAGAGGATTGAAGATACGTGGTTCATATCCAACACTCGAAGAAGCTGAATTAAGATGTAAAATGTTGAGAGAAATTGACCCTAATCATGACATTATGGTTGGACCTGTTGGTTTGTGGATGCCTTGGGAACCTGAAGCTTACAAAACTGGACGTGTTGAATATATGGAGGAAGAGTTGAACCAATTGATGCATGAAAAGCAAAAGAATGAAACGAATGCTAAGAATGCTTTTGAACAACGTGTCAAGGAAACAAAACAAAAGGCGATTGAAGACAACATCAAGAGTGCTGAAAAATCTGGCAATACATTGACCCAAACAATTGATGAACAAGGCAATTTGATTGGCATTAATAATGCTAACAGCCAAGAGGCTGCTTTGAAAGAGCAAGATCACATTTCTACTGCTGACATTTGTATGGAGTTGTTCGAGGGTGAAAATATTGTTGTTGGAAAGAGTGATTATGGACAAAGTGAATTGGTAAGCGGCCCTTTTGCTAATAAAAAATAAATGGTTTAGAGGATTGCGTATTTATACCATTGAAGATTTAAAACTGGTTAAAGTGCTTAAAAATATAGCAATAAAATAATAAAATGTCAAATTCTATTATTTTATTTACTTCTTTATTTGGTTCGGTTTATTTAATGACTATATCATTAGGATTAATAAATAGGTCGTTTTTAGAGAATTAAAAAATACCGCGGGAATTAATTATGTTTTAATTCATTTGTTTCTTCTTCTACTATTTCATATAAAGTTTCTTCAAGTTTCATATAATATTCGTGAATTTCTGATGCTTTTTTGTTTGAGCTTTTAAACACAATGATTTAAAACATTTAATAGATAAAAAGAATTTTTATGTTTTGTCCACCCCATTTTTCATCATTTGAGCTTGCTTTGGTATCACCCAAAGCAAGATTTTCATTAGATTTTTTACCATTTATTCGCCTTTTTAACACTAATTTTAGGACCTGCCCCGCGTTTCTTTACATTATTAGGGTCATATTTTGCTTCTTCATCGTCGTCAGTCATTCCCTTGGATAATTCCCAAAATTCTTTTGACCCTAATCGGAAGTCATTATGATTATCAGCTTTATACCAGAACACTTGGTCATGTAATTTATTGGATTTAGAGTTATTGTTAATAACCAAGCACTCATAATTTTCGGTACATTGGTCCATCACTTGGCAAAAGCTCTCGAAAGTTGGAAACATTCCAGCATAATTTTCATAAATACGTTTTCTATTGGCAATATAATTTTCTCTCAAAATAAAGACATAATCAATATTTGTTCTTAGGGTAGGAGGTATGCCTAATGGATATTGCATTGTAATAACTAACATAACCTTCCAATGTCTCCCGTTCATAAATAATAACCGCATCATCTTATCACGAGCCCACGTGTTGTCATACAAACAATCATCTAAAATAACGAAAGCTCGAGGGTCAATTGTGCTGCGTTTAAATGTTTCCATTTCTTTTTTAATTTGCTTTAACACTGTGCGTTGTCTTTTCAAAATATTTTCAATAATAGCAGTATTATATTCATTATGAACAAACAATTTTGGCACCATTTTTCCATAAAATCCGTTTCCTTCTTCTGTTCCAGATATAACTGTTCCAATTGGTATTTCTTGTTGATAATAAAGCAAATCTCTAACTAAAAAACTCTTACCTGTATCACGCTTTCCAATCAAAACTACGACAGGTCCTTTATTTTCATTTGGTTTGAAGCTAATACTCTTCATATCAAACTTTTTTAGTTCTAATGTCATTATTATTAGAATTATAAATTATATTTTATTATATTTTACGCAAATACTATTTTATAATAAATTAAATTAACACAAAAATACATATATCATTTATAATAAGTTAAAAATACATATAATTTAATATCATAAATAGAAAATGATGATAAATGTTAATTATCAAAAAAGGAAAAATACTGAGCTTTTCAAAACTTTAGAAACACCATCGTCGCTTTTTCTCTCTAATACTCAAAACTATATACCAATTTATACAAGATTTTTTTCATTAAATGAATCCAATTACAATAGTATTAATCTTAATCATAAATGGTATATATCTAGCGTTAAAGAAGTAAGCGAAGAAAATAAAAATTTATATAATTGCCGTGTTAAAAATTCCAACAACAAGGTTAAAGACAAGGATGTATTTTTTAAAATGGCACCTTTATTGGACCCATTTAAATTTTTAATAGGAAAATATAATGTTGAAGACACCAATTTATTTAATTTACCACAAATTAATTCGAATGAAACTAATAGTAATTCAAAATTTCTAGATGTTAATAATTCAGCATATGTTGATGGGTTCTTCTTGTTTTTAATTAGTAATTTAATTTATGACCATAACTTTATTCATAGTGTTGATTATTATGGTTCTTATCTAGCTATCAAAAATAATTTCAAATTAAATATATTTGATGATATTGATTATTTGGCAACTTCTGATTTTTTTAATAAAAATAAAAATGTATTATTCACAATAGATGATTATGACCATTTATTTCAAGAAGAAAATACAAAGTTAAAACCAATCAATATACAGCATGATTCCAGTTCAAAATCCAGATTTTCTATTAATTCGATTGATAATGAAATATTTGAAGATATTTTTGAGACAAATGAAAACGCATTAGACTTGAACGATTTGAAAGATATGTCTATTGATTTAATTGATATAACTAATAGCAGCATTGACAATACAAAAGATGATAATAAAGTAACACTTAAATCGAATTCTACATGTTCTTCTAGAACATCTTACACTTCTATCGACAATTCTGAACAAAATGGAGATGACATTTGCGATAATGAGAAACAAGAAGATGAGGGCGATGTTCACGACGATAATGACGAAGAAGACGATGATGAAGATGAAGAAGACGATTTTAGCGAAGACGATGATGATGAAACATACCAAGAAGAGAGAATTGACGCTACTATTCCAAAATTTCCAGTTCAAGTTATTTGTATGGAATACTGTGAAAATACATTTGATGACTTAATTTTATCAACAACGTTGAAACCTGAAGAATGGTATTCTGCTTTTATGCAAATTATTATGATTTTAATAACCTATCAAAAAGCTTTTGGGTTTACGCATAATGACCTTCATACCAATAACGTAATGTATAATAATACAGATAAAAAGTATATATATTATTGTTATAATAAAAAGTATTACAAGGTTCCAACCTATGGTAGAATTTTCAAAATTATTGATTTTGGAAGAAGTATTTATAAATTTAATGGAAACGTATTTTGTAGTGATAGTTTTCAATTCGGTGGAGACGCATCTACCCAATATAATACTGAACCATATTTCAACGATAAAAAACCAAGATTAGAGCCAAATTTTAGTTTTGATTTGTGTCGTTTAGCTTGTTCTATTTTTGATTATGTAATCGATGATTTTGATGAAATTAAAGACTTAAATACTTGTAAAGACCCTATTAAACGTTTAATTGTTGAATGGTGTTTAGATGATAAAGGTATTAATATGTTATATAAAAATAATGGTGCTGATAGATATCCTGATTTTAAATTATACAAGATGATAGCTAGATGTGTACACAATCATACCCCTCAACAACAATTAGAAAGACCAGAGTTTAAAGCATTTGCTAACTTTACAAATCAGGTTCCTTTTGATTTTATTAATATTGATAATATTCCAGTTTATATCTAAAATTAAATTAAAAATTAAAGTAAATACATTTGTTATTCATAATACTATTATATAATTATATATATTATGAATGATTTTGGCTTTATTATAACTAGACATGTTAATTCTGAAAAAACAAATAAATATTGGAATCATTGTATTAAATGCCTACGAA